CCTTCAGCCTTTGCGAGCCTCTGGCGGCGCATGGAACATTTTAGGGAAGTTGACGGGCTTATCAATGTCCAGATCGTTCTCAAGATCATCGAACCCGGAACCATTACCAACCGCCACCGGCTTCGCCTGCGGCCTTTCCTGCTGCACCGCAGCAACGAACCCGCGCACTGGCAGCTCCTGCTTGAGCCGCCAGATCTCGGCTCCAATACCGGAGCCGAGCAGCTTGCCGAGTTCTGCGATGGTCCAAACCTGTTTAATGTCTGGTCGCAGGGCTTGATACTGGACGGCATCGGCTTCGTCCTGGACGACGACCATCATCCCGAGTTCGGTTTGTCCTTCGACTGCCTTAACCTGGTTGATCGGCTCAAGTCCTTCGGACGTTGCCCAGGCATCCATAGCCTTGAAGGCTCTGACCATGCCATCGCAGGCCGCCTTGAACTTTCCCTCATCCTGGCTTGCTTGTGCAGCCCAGACTCTCTCGCTCTGCGCGTAAAAACGCTCCCTGAACTCACTAGGAACTAAAGTAATAACACGCTCAATCCCCCATTTACCCTCATGTTCGGCCTGCGCTCGATCGATCTCGACGAGCCGAGCCTTCATAAACCGCGACCACTCCGATTCAGGGAACGCGAGCTTCTGAACTGCTGGCAACTCTCCACGCTTTTTTTGTCTCGCCCTTACCATCCTCTAATTCCTTTCCCGGTCAAATCGTGACCATTTGACCGCCATAGCTTTCCCCGGTCAAATCGCGGGCGGTCAAATCGTCAAAGGTAGACCCTTTTGACGATTCGACCGGACTTTGCCTGCGGTCAAATCGTCACGATTCGACCACGATTCGACCACGATTTGACCACCCCATTTTTGACCCTTAAAAAGCCTGCTCATCGACCTTTGCGGGCTCCTCTATCCAAGCCCAATCGTTCTCAATTCTGACATTTAATGGCCGTCCTTTGTCACCTCTGACCCGCCTCCAAGCCGACCTAAACGCCTCATCTCCCTCCTCATCGGTGCCCATTTTTTGAGCAAAAGTAGCCTTCCATTGCGCTAATTTCACACACTTTCTGGTCCCCACTGAGACCTTCCAATGTGTACCTTTAGTGTTAATTGCCTCGACCAGCGCATCCACCGCAATGGCTTGATTTCTACCCTTGCCTTGTCTGTTTAGGGCTTCCTTCTTGGCCTCTGACATCCTCGACTGGAGCGCCTCATCGCTCGGCTGTACCGCCAGTGACTTGCGTGTATCGTCAAGGCTAAGGCTTGGCTTGTCTTCGTCCTCGATGTCGATTTCGACCATCTCGAACCCGAATCTCAGGCCGTCCTCGCCGTCCTTTTGCTTGCTGACGGTCAGCACGCCCTTGGGTTGATCCTCAAATCTGACCAGTTCCAGCTCCGTATCGACTGCGCCGAGCAGGCTGGAATGTCCCCGCAAACCCTTCGCGGCGTCTTTTCCGCTGTGATGGATGACCAGCAGCGCCGCCCTGAAGTGCTCCTGGAGCTGTCCGCAGGACGTGATAAAGGCACCCATATCCTCGCTACTATTCTCATTGCCGCCGCCGAAGGCGCGGGCGAGCGTGTCGATGACGATGAGATCAACCTTGCAGTTGATGGCCGCAACGAGATCATTGATTGCAAAAGTGAGGCTGGAGATGTCCTCCATACTCGATCTCAGATTGACCTGATGGCGCAGGAAATAGATCGGGATTCCGGCCTCGATCTGATGGTGGATGCGGCAGGCTTTGATCCTGGCCCCGATCCCGCCGTGCCCCTCGCCCGCGATGTAGATGACGGCACCCTGCTCGCTCGGGCGCGCGGCCTGGCCGAACCACTCGGCGTGCCTTGCAATGGATGCCGCGATGTCCAAGGCGATGAATGACTTAAAGCTCCCCGGCGGCCCGTACAGAGCCACGAATCCCTGCTTAGGGATAACCCTATCAATGAGCCACTCGACCGGCTCGTCGCGGATCTCATCCCATGCTTCGAGGGTGAGGGTTCTGCGCTGCCCCGCGGACGGCTCTGCGGTTACCGCCGCGGCCGGTGGCGGCTCTACCGCGGTGCTCGGGGTAGCCGTTGCCTCCTGTGGCTTTTCCTTCAGCCGCTCTGGCGTCCTGATCTCCTGCTCGGTGGTGATTGGCGCTTGCGCTTTGACCAGATCGGCGAGATCCTGGCGCGTCTTGCCTTGCAGATGTATCCACTCGTGGGCATCGTCGCCCAGATCATCGCCGCCCAGGTCTATGACCCTGACCGACTTGGCGACGGGCAGGATCTTGGCAGCGGCCTTCTTGGCGTACTTCCAGCCGGGCGCGTCGTTGTCGGGCAGGATCACGACATTGGCCCCGGCGAAGTATTGCGTAATGGCCTCCGGCCATGAGCCGCTGCCTGCGTGGGACGTGGTTGCGACTGAGCCGAGGCTGATAATCGCATCTGCCGCCTTCTCGCCTTCGGTGAGGTAGACATAGCGTCCCTTGGAGATCGCGTCGAGCAGCTCGGGCAGCTTATATGGGACTATCCTCGCATCACCCATCGAGGCGTGCCGCCTGCCTGCCTCGTCAACCTTGATGAGCTTGTAGTCCTTCCCCTTGGCGTCGGTGGTCTTGTATCGCTGTTTGATATACAGAACCACGCCCTCCTCATCGGTGTAGTGCCACTCCTTCTCAAGCTGGCGGCTACTCACCATCGGCTTAATAAGGGATAAGGGTTCCGGCCTTTGCTCCAGCTCGGGCAGCAGATTGCGCTCCCGCATGGTGGCGAAGACTGTGTGCTGATCGCATCCACCGTGACAGTGGAAGAGAGGTCTGCCGTCCTCGCCATCGCTGATGGAGAGCGACGGGTTCTTGTCACCGTTGCCTCTGCCGTGTCCCGGTACGGGGCAGGAGGCAAGCCACTGCCCGTTTACCTTCTTGGCGTTGCCCAGAGTTTTTGCTATTTGTTCGGCTTGCATTTATTACTCCAAGACCAAAGAAAGCTGATTTGATTCTTCCTTGGTGACCTGATTGATGCGCTCCTGCTGAAGCGATCCGTATTCCGGGTTAAGTTCGCAGCCAAGATATTGACGGCTATGCTGCAATGCGACTTGAGCCGTGGTGCCGCTACCCATAAATGGGTCAAGCACGATGTCGCCCGATTTGCTGCCAGCGAGGATGCACAACTCGATCAGCGCAGGCGGGAACGTGGCGAAGTGAGCGCCCTTGTAGGGGCGGGTGGCGACTGTCCAGACGCTGCGGCGGTTTGCCTTTCCGCCGTTGCCACTCCATTCGTTGCCAGACTTCGTCCGGCTTTTCTCGCGGGCATCGTCGCCATATTTGTTGCCGCCAAATCGCGGCCCGACTGCTTTCATGTTTCCATTTGTCTTGCCGGGAACGCGTTCGCTTCCCTTCTGATTGGCAAGGTTTGGCTGTGCAAGGCGCTGCTTGCTGGTTTCGGCTAGCGGCTGCGCGATAGCCTCAGCGTCGTAGTAGTACCGCTCCGACTTGCTTAACAAAAAAATATATTCGTGCGCCTTAGTGCAGCGATCACGCACCGACTCTGGCATCGGGTTCGGCTTGTGCCAGATGATGTCCTGGCGCAGATACCAACCGTCAGCGCGGAGCGCAAAGGCGAGCATCCAGGGAATGCCGATCAGGTCTTTTTGTTTTAACCCGCCAGCCTCCATCGCTTTCCTTCGTGCCACGCGCCCAAAACCAGGGACATTTTCTGGCGACGTTTTACCGACGATTGATGTTTTGCCTTGACTGCCGTTTTTGTATTCACCGCCGGTAGCGACATAGCTGTCGCCAATGTTCAGCCACAGCGTCCCATCGTCGGCCAGCACGTCACGCACGCAACGGAACACCTCGACCATTGCGGCAATGTATTGCTCTGGTGTCTGCTCAAGGCCGATCTGCCCTTCGTGGCCGTAATCCCGCAGACCGAAGTAAGGAGGCGATGTCACGCACATCTGCGCCTTCACGCCTTCGCCTGCCCATCGCCGCATGGTGTCGCGGCAGTCTCCAAATTCGATTTTGTTCATCTGAGTTTTTTTCAGAGTCAAAAAAACCGGGACCATCTGGCCCCGGCTCCTTAGCGACTTGATGTCAGAACATCTCGTCTTCGTTTTCCTCGACCGCCCGCTGCGCTGCTGTCTTCGCCGCAGGCGCAGGTGACCTAGCGGGTGCAGGTGCTGGAGCTGGTTCGGAGAACTCTTCCTCCATTGCACCGCCGCCGGCATCCATACCCGCAGGCCGAGCAATCCAGTTCACCACCTCGAACTGAGGGATGCGCGTTGTGCCCTTGCCGATCTTCTCCATCTTGCTACCCTTGTATTCGCAGACAGGCAAGAGGGATTCGTTAAGCGGCAGGGCTTTGCGCTCCTCCATGCACTTGACGTATAGCTGCTCCAAACCCATGTTCGGGCCGACGCCATTGGAGGACCATTCAGCGGTGCCGAGTTCCTTGTTGTAGAACTTGACGAGAAACCCGCGCTTGTGCTCGGGTGTGGGCTGCGCGCCCTTACGGCCAATGGCCACATCGGGCTGCCAATCGCGCACACCGACCCCGAGGAGGAGCCATCCGGTTTGCACGTTGTCGAGGTCGAAGACGACCTTTTTAAGTTGCACCTCGTTGCCGTCGCTGTTTGTCCAGGCGTTGGCTTGAGGTGAGAAGCGGATGAAGTTTCCAGAGCCGCCGCCAGAAGAGAGATTAAGCATTTCGCATTTCGCTTTCAAAGGTTAAGGTTGACCCGGTGAACGGGCATTATTGACGCAGGGACGCGTCGCGTGCAATGGTGATTCCCGAGCTTTCCTTGACGGTTAGCTCTTCAAGAATCGCCTTTTGCTCTTTCGGCAGCATCTTTTCAGCTTCTGCCGGTGATACAAACTCAGTAATAAATAGGCTTTCCAGATCAAGACCAGCATCCAAAAGTGCTTGTCTTGCCTTCGAAACATCTTTCCACTTGCGCGCTGCTCTCTTGGGCGCGAGCTGCCATCCAGGCAGAGTGCCCCCGTCCTTCATGCGCTCGAGGGCGTGCTTGCGTAATGCGTCGATAAAAGACTCGACGACAGGCGCGCGGTCCAGCAGATCGCTCACCTGCTGGTCGGAGAGCCTGACCATAACGGCTTTGATGTCTTCCTTCGTCATCGCGGTGACGTTGGGTTGCGCCTCGATGATCTCGAAGGACTCCTTCTGCGCTGGGCATGTGAGCTTGGCCGGGCACCACTGACAGGCTTTCTCCGATGGCCGAGGCTGGCAGTTCGGATCGATGGCCTCGGTGATGGCGGGAATGAGAACATCGTTCTCCCAGGCCATGAGAGCGTCGATCTTCATAACGTGGACCCTGACGCCGCCAGTGCGCGGCTGATTGATGTGAAGCTCAATCGTGTCGATCTGCTTCAAGTTCATCGAGCGCATCGCGGCCAGCGCATACACCTTGAGCTGATCGCTGTCCTCATCGACGTACTGAGCGCCGGTCTTGAGGTCGGCGATGATAAGGACGCCTTTGTCCTTTGATGCGCCGATCACGTCAGCGGTTCCGCGCAGACGCACCTTCTCGGTTTCTAAATATGACACCTTATGCTCGATCTTGAGATTGATCGGGCCGACAAAATCCTCAATGTCCTTGATGCACTGGAGATGGTCAGCCGCCATCTGGCAGTGCCACTCTGCGAGCTTGACGCCTTCGAGGGTAACGCCTATTGAATCCATCGGATCATCGCCGAAGAGGTAGCAGTCCTGCGCGAGCGCGTGAATCGCAGTCCCCGCTTGCGCGGCGTCCCCTGATGGCGTTGGTGGTATGTCCTTGGACAAGCGCGCACTAGCGGGGCAGGCGATCCAGCGCGACGCTGCTGAGGGTCGTAGTTCAATCATGGGCGAACTCCTTTGCGCGCTCTCTCATGTATTCATCTGCGAGCACCTGGTAGGCAAGGCTTCGCACCTCGTCACTCACTGCCCAGCCAAGGTCTTCGCGGTCTAAGAGGCGGCGCAGCAGCTCGTTCTTTGCCATGTTCTTCTTGCGCTCGGCCTCGAGCTGAGTGCCGAGGAAGATGATGTGCTCGCGCATCGTTTTGCGTTCTTCGTTTTCCATTTTTTAATCTCCACAGAAGCAGGCAATGCCTTCTTCATTCTTGTCAAACATATCGCGCTGATCTTGCGCGAACCTTGCCATAGCGGCGTAATTGGGCCGATCTTTTCTAAAGACTGCGCCATCAGGCTTCGACGCCAGCGCCAGCGCCTCCATCTTCGCCCACCAGACTGCTCTTTCTGGTTTTTCTTTTATCAGGGTAAACACTTGATTCGCTGGTTTTAAAAAACACAGGTCGCAATTCCCGGCAAGCGTTCTTCCGTTGTAGGTAGGCAGCTCTAGCTTGAACGGCTGCTTTGCCCAGAAGGCGTCTATCTCTGAGAGCGAGACGTTTGCATCAGCCAGAGGCATCCTCATCGTCTCCTTGGTGGTCTCTGTGCTGTGTCCGCGCTTGCGAATCTTGGCGACTCGGCGCTGCTCATCGGCACGAATGCCGATCATCTGATCCCACTCCATATCCTCGGCATCCCAGCCAAGAGCTTTCCAATTCGCCCGCAGCCATTTGTGCATGGTGCGAATCTTCAGTTCGCTGGTGCAGAACCTGGTGACGGGGTTTGGCAAATATTGACGCTTACGGATGACAGCCTCGAATGGTTCACCGTCGCGGCTGGCGGTGTAGAAGTTGACCACCTTAAATTGAGGCTCCTCTTGCTGGAACTCTAGCCAGTTGATATGCACACCCCAATGCTCACCGCAGTCGCGTACAAAGCGCAGCGTCGCCTCGTCTTCCTTGCCGGTGTTGGCAAAGCAAACGACAGCATCTGAAGGCAGGCCGCCGTTAGATTGCAGCACTCGCCAGAGCATGTAGGCGCTGGTGCGGCCACCGCTAAAGCTGATACAGGTCGGGCTGTCGATTTTGAATGGATCACTCATAAATTTCATTTCTCCTGTGCGGCCTCGGGCAATCTTCTGGCGGTACTACCACGCACCAGACCGCCCGAAACCAGCGACCGCCGTAGATCGACACCCAGCGGTCGATGTAGGCGTCTGGCATTGAGTTGAGGATCTTGCTTACATAGTCCTTGTCGAGGCGAGGCACCTTCTCAAGTATTTCCGCGACTGTTAGACCATCAGGCGCTGCGCGTAGAGCTGCTCTGACTTGCCTGATTCTGCTGCCCTTTTCTCCTGCCATTTTTTGCCTTCCTCTTTTCTGCTAGTTTCATTTCCTTGGCGAGAACCTCGTAACCGAGCTGCGTTACGGCGCTGTCAGGTCCGATCAGACCTCGCCGGCGAAGCGACCAGTACGAGCACCAGCTCGCTGGTCTGTTATTGATCTGCTTGAACTTCCATCCGATTGCGAAGTGCTTGAGCATGAAAAACTGGTGCATTGAGAGCGACATCATTAAAGAGTCCTTCCACTTGAGTAGAGCTTGAGCATCCGGCATCTCTCCCTCTCTGCTGGCGTGATGTCGGGGCTGATCTCAGCGACGCCGCAGAGGTGGTCTCGCGGCGGCGGCTTGATGATGATTGAGAGGTACAGAGCGACGCCTGCCGTGAAGACGATCATCAGGTACATGAAGATCCAGGACCAGAGCTTCATTTGCCGTCCCGCGAGATCAGATGCAAAGTAATTGCGGCCATGCAACCCAAAGAGATGAGCGCAAAGATGGCCGTGATGGTTGGCATCAGCCACTCGGTTCCAGCGTTGCCGCTGCCAGCGATCTGCATTGCGGCCTGCATCACCAGGTAGACCCACGACGATTGGATGAATGCGGTCATGCCTGGCGGCCCACTCGCAGATCCTTGGCGTTGGCTTGAAGCACGCCGCGAATCAGCGGGTTGATGCAGTTCTTCGCATTCTGCTCAAGCGCGTCCGCGCATTCGCTCTTGGTGATTTTCTCCACGGCTCTGGCAAAGGAGTGGACCTCTTTATGCTCGCGCCAGAGGGCTACGATTTCGTCGTGGGTCATGGTTGCCCCCTTGCGCGGATGGCTTGCGCTATCTTCGTCCCATAAATGTCGATGCCTGTCGGCTGATGGACAAAGCAAACAGTCTTTTCTGCTATCCGAGCACATTCCTCGCGCTCGGTCT